TGTTGCTCTATCCTGCTGAGCTACGGGACCATATTAGTATTATACGCTATAAACACAAAAAAGCAAGTCTTTTCTGTTTCGAGGTAAGACTTGCAGAACCCAATGAACTTACGCTGCTAGAGCGAAGTCAAATGGTGCGTAGTTATCGTTTGCACCTATACTTGCCTTTGGTCTCCTTGAACCCTTACTACACCAGTCGATCCTAGTTCGCCCCCATCATAAAACGAGATGGCCCCACGCCCTCTAGCCTCAAGGATCGTCCAGTAAATTCTGGACTGTTGGTGCGGTCAGTAAACTGATCCCGTACGGAGCCTTATTCTCGGTTTATGGTGGAGGCGGTGGGAGTCGCACCCACGTCCTCAGTGTCTATGCCGTTCCTCTCAACGACCTCGGCAATCTATTTATTCGCCTTCATCAAAGTAACACCTGTTTTATAGTCTTTCGACTAATGGTTATTCGAACCGTAACTCAATACGGCATCTTTAATCTGGATACCAACCCAAGACAGATGTTACCGTGATGAAGGCGAACTTACTGATACGGATTCATCAAAGTAACACCGACTGTTACCTGCGCTTCTCACTATGCGCTTTTCGGGCCATGGTCCCTAGATAACCCCGTGGCGTTATTGGTGTCGATGTTACCATGATGAATCCGCCCCATCAAAGTAACACCGAATTTACCTTTCGGATGGTTATTAAGTGGGTCATACCTTATGTGGAAAATACCACAGCCACGGGATGCCAGCCCTGATCCGATGTTACCATGATGAAGGCGAACTTTACTCATAACGGAGCAAATGTTTTTGTATGTCCGTCAATCGATAATGTTACTGCTCCAACATAAGAGCAGTCTTTTGTTCCTGGTATGGCGAACTTACCTTCACCATGCCAGTGAAATGAAGGAGCGTTACACTCACCACCATTAATGCTAACCAGCGAAACATCCATCACCTTCTTTGTCTTACAGTGAACAATGTGATCCTTCTTGACATCCTTTTCGCAAGTGATATCGTCAGAAGCATATGCTATATTAGCAAATAACAGACTACTTGTCAAGAGTATTTTCAAAGTCTTCAATCCAAGGCTCCTTACTGGCATGGTCTATTAGAACTGTCCCGTACAGAGCACTTGACGACCGTTGCCAATTCGGCGCAGCCCACCAAGCTAAGAAAGGATAACCCCGCTAAAATTACTAGTAAATATTTCTTCATTATTTCACCTCTGGATTAAAATCGTGTTTCTCTGTTTCTACAACAGCGACAGAAAACCATTCATCTGATCCCTGACGCTTATACTGTAAGTCCTGCATTGGAACCATCACCATTTCCTTAGTCTGTGGATGAACCATCATCTTAGGAAACATCACCATACGAACATCTTCAATTGGATGCTTCTTGACTAATCCACCTGTAGGAAAACTCAACCCACCATCTGGTCCCAAAATACTCATGCTTTTTGCCCCTTGGACTTTTCTAATAGATTAAAAAGAAATTCTACAACAGAATCATTAAATGTGATACCTGTTAAAATATTGGTCACACAATATTGCTTTGCTCCTAGAGCATTACCATCTGCCATCTTATCATATTCTACAGTAGCAAGACGGCGATCCTTAGTCATAAGAATATCATTCATTTTTGTATCTGACTTGTGACCATTATATACAGTAACAAGGTCCATATCGTCAATAATCTTCATAAACTCTTTGTTCTCATAACACTTCAATTCTAGGTCTGCTGCAAGAGCAGACCCAGATAACATTGAAGCAACGATCACACTAAACATAACCTTCTTCATGTTCACTTCCTTGTGGTTACTTCCTGTACCTTTTGAGCGATCTTCTGATTATCGAGTTTACCGAAATTAGTAGGACGCTTTGGAGGAATAGGAGCCTCTACATACTTTGAAATTGGCGGTGCAATAACATCGCCAGCAATTGCACTACCACCCATAAGCATGGCAGCGACGGTTGATAAGATAATCTTATTCATCTTACTTCCTTTCTTTTTAGTTTATGATGTTCTTCAATAAAGCAACATCATATCCTGAGATACGAGAAAAAGCTTCTAATGCTTCTTCTCTCGATACTCCTTCTTTTTCAAGAAGGAACTGTGCTACGATCTTTATATCATTAAAGTCTTCGTAGAATTCTATATCCTGTGTCTTCATGAGACCACCCTTAGTAGAATTGTATTCTCATTAATCCGGTGTGCCAAAGGAGCATCATATTTAAGAGTATCCATCATCTTTCTTAAGACAATCTTACCCCCATTAAGAACATTTTTTACATGTTCCTCTGAACGTCTTCCTGTCCTTTTTGTGATAGATGTGTTTTCATCGTAATTAATAATGCTAGTCCCTTTCACTTGTAAACCTGCACGATCTTTTGCACGAAAAACTGTTATTGTCTTATATTTAGTATTGAATGTCCATAGCTCCTGAGAACCGATGATTTTCTCTGGTTGAATAGAAGCAATTTTAAATGTAGGGTCTTCTTTTTGCCATTTAAGATTTTTGATTTTTCTATCAACAGAAATAATCTTTTTCTTTCTTGGTTTACGAGTCTTCTTTGTATTAGAAGAATAACTTTCAGCGTCTTCGATCATTGAATTAAAAAAATTAATACGAGATTGAAGATCGCTTCTTTTTAAATAAGAATAACCTTCTTTTATCTGCTCATCATTTCCTTTTAATGCTTGCATTAGTTCATCACGTATAGGTTTCAGTTTACTAACAATTGAATTAACATATACTGATGAAATCTGATGTTGTTTCAACCATTCATAAAAAGAAAATTTATTATCCCCGATACAATCATCAATCAGACCTTCTACTTCACCAAGAATATCATGAAGCTTTTCATTCATTCTATCACGAACCGTTAGTTTTTGTACATCTTCTACTTCTGCCTTTACAATATTAGAAAGGATATCCAAATATCTGATACGGTGTTGAGTTTTTCAACATAATCATTACGACCTGTTAGTGTCAAATATTCATTAAGAAACTCTCTTGCATCAGATGTTGAACACATATAATTATACCAATTCAACGCATTGATATAATCAATATTAGACAGTGGTGTAGTGAATACAGGCTCGTCACCCAAGTATTTCTTGTTTACAAGATACTGTTCTGTTTTATTTACACGAACAGTTTTTGTTTTATTCATAACAATTGAGCGACGAGCCATTTTATTCCTTATTGTTTATGTTTCAGCCATTTCTAATGCAAGTTCAAGTGCCTTGATCTTCAAATTCTTATTCACACCATACCATGAAGATGCAAGACGACCGTCATTTGAACGACCAATAATATGATCTGTCATGAATGTAACAGCATTAAAAGGTTGCCACCATGAACCTTCTGCATATTCATGACCAGGTTGTGTATGAAGAATATCGAGAGCAATCTTGGCATTACGAGATTGCTTAACTGTATCATTTTCCTTCTTGCTTGTCAAGGGGAAAATACGTTCAAAATATTCAACAACACTTTCATGCTTGGCCTTTTTAGAACCAAGAAATTCAGCCATCTCCTTATACTTCACCAACTTGTCAGTAGCAATACCAAGCATATCCTTTACGTTAGAAGGATCAAACTGCTTGCGATGTGAAATCTTAACCATACGTTCAATTGCAGTGCTAAGAGATAGAGTAAGAGTATTATTACAGACAACACGAATAGGTGTGAACCTTACGTCTGTTGAGAATCCATACTTGTGAAAATTAGTAAAAAGAAGATAAGAATCGATTTGATCGCCTTTGAACAATTCAAAAGATTCCTTAATCTTTGCAAGACCCCAAACAATCTGTCCATCACGAAGAGAACCAGCAGTATGCATCTCCATATCACCAGCCATTACGAATTCATCAAAGAAATCAAATGCCTGTGAATTCTGAACGGGGTTCCAATCATTAGACACCACATCCAAAACCTTGTTATCATTAGACCGCACAAGAGCAGAATGACCAACATCAACATCAACACCATCGATATTCGCAAATGCGGGTGCCTTATAAACATTCCAATCAAGACCAGCAGCCTGAAGAATCTGTTCAGGAGTAAGATCAGAAGGAACCTTTACACCAAGACCATGCCACGGGGTATCACCGGAATAGGCCATTTGAGCCTTACCATTAACCATTTCAATCATATGAGACATTTTTTATTTCCTCAAAATCAGAGTTAAGATTAACTTACCCACACAATCTATAACATATTAAAAACCGTGTCAACTGTTTTTTTAAAAAAATTAGTCTATGAAAAATCTTTTTACATCTTGATAATAGTCTTTTGTTTTCTTTACAAAAAGTTGCGCCGGATCATTATCAACAGCAATCATGATTGCAATTTGAGGAACTTTTACAGAATACATTTCTTCATACATTAAAGCATATGCAGTTGTTTGAATGAAATAATTCCTAATCCACTCTTCTTTTTTTTCCTTTTTTGATGTCTTGAAATCTACAATTGACAAGGTACCATCAAAATCCGCCACAACGTCTGTTCTTCCAGCAGCATTTAAAAGATCAGAATAAAGAGGCAACTCTATACCATATATAGTTCCGATATATTTGTCAATAAAAGGTTTTATGGAATTAAACGTGTCAAGATTTATAGGCGAGACATTTTTAGAATAATCATCTTCATTTAAAACATATTTTTCAGCTATCGCATGAACAGCAGTTCCTCTAGAAGAAGCTACCGCAGATATTCTTTTGGCCTCTTCTTCTCCTACTCTTTTTTTCCATTCCAATAAAGAAGTTTTGTCAGATTTCTGACTAATGATAGTCGTTACTGATCTATATTTTTTTCCATTTTCAAGAGTATAGTAACGACTACCATCTACTATTTCAGAGGATATTTTTATCTCTGGAACCAAACTATGTTTGAAATATTTTCTCATGATATAAATTTTAACCTTTTTTATACGATAATTCTCATTTTGTCTTTTAGTATTATATATTCTTTCACTAAAGCCGATCTAACAATATCAGAAGAATTGAATTCAATTAAATCAAAAGATTTCATACTTTTAACAATTCTCATGAAATCTGTCAACCCACTTTTCTCATGCTCTCTTGTAAAATCAGATTGTCTAAAATCACCACAGAATATAACTTTACAATTGTGTCCAATTCTAGTAATAACAGAATCTAATTCGTGCAATGTTGCATTCTGCATTTCATCTACAATAACTATGCAATCGTTAAGAGTAATACCACGTATAAAAGATGTAGAAATAAACTCAATAAGATTTTTATTTTTAAGATATTCGTATGCATCACCTCTACCAAATAATTCTGAACATATTGCATAATAAGGCGCTTCATATACTTTAGTTTTCTCATTTGTATTTCCAGGCAAAAATCCCATATCTCTAGTAGGAACTACGGTTCTAACAATAACTATTTTTTTATAGATACTATCAGGATCATTAAGAATTTGTTTCAAAGACAAATACATTGCCATAAACGATTTACCTGTTCCGGCAATACCGTGAAGCATTAAATTTTTATCTTGACCAAAAGAATGAAATGTATGCTTTTGATTCAAAGTTAAAGGATCAAAATGTTTAAGATTGAAATTTAATTTTTCTTGGTAATTCTCTTTTGTTTTTCCTTGGCGAAGAAGTCTCTTTTCTCTACGAGTTAATCTTTTTGTTGTTGTATGTTCTTCTTCCATAGTTCCTCTTTTACTGTTACCTAAAAAGTATTAATTGTTGAACGACTAATTCCTTTTTGATTTCCTTTCTTTATATGTTTTAAAAGATCACGGAAACCTTGGTCAGGTTTGCCCATGCCCCTACCAGAATGAATCATTGGAGCACCATTTACAAGTTGAGATATATGAGGGTTTTCTTGTAGATACGCATCAAGTTCAGATATTGACATAAAGTTTTCATACTCTTCGCCAGTATCATTATTAAGAAAGCGATATGTGGGCATTTTACCTCCACATATCGTCTGATACATCATCGATGAAGTCCTGATCTTCATCTTCGATCAAAGCGGAAATATCCTTTGTTCGTAAAGCACGTTCAACACGCTTTGCCTTACGCTTGTTTTCCTTCTCACGAGGATCATCGTGATATTCGTCGTGATCTGAATAATCGTTCTTCTTGAACTTCTTTAGTGCTGATTTACTCATTGATTAGTCCTGGATATGCCTCTTGAATTAGTGCCTTTGTTAATCCCTTATAGGGAAGTTTTTTATCCCTAATTGCTATAATCAATTTAGCATCATTAGGGTGTATTGTTTCTAGAAACGTTATATATAACATCTCTCTTTTAAATGGAGTAAGATTTGGATTACCTCCTTTTAGAAAAAGATAAATCCTTCTTGCCTCTGTATAAAGCATACCATGTGAATCTGGAAATTCAGATGGTTTATATGGTGGTTCGCCAGGTGGCAACTCCCATTCAAACTGTGGTTCATAGGTATACTTTAATATCTGTCCTAAAACAGGATTAAAATTATTTCTAAGATAATCTAATTTATCTTGTTTTTTTGAAATCTTAGATGCATTTTCTAAAATTTCTGATATTCCTAGTCTCATGTTAACCTCAAAAATCGTTAATGTTTTCCATCAAAGTTTTCAATCTATGTTTCACAAAATAGTTAAAAATTTGATTTGTTGGTTTATTAGCATTATTTTCATACTCATTCATAATAATGTCTCGTAACTGTTGAGGTATGTTTCTAAGATCAATCAAAATAGAATTTCTATTATAATTTCTTTTCAACATTTCACTTTCAAAAAGTTCTGGTTCAGTATTTAGATAATAATCTATCTTTTTTTGTGTTAGCGATTTTTGTCTTTCGCCCACTACAAAACAATTATCATTAGACAAGAAATTTGGAATCCCATCACCAACATCACCCCTTAAGATATGTTCTTTAAGGAAAGAAGTTGGCGCATGATGAGTCACGAACTTTTTCTTTACAGGATCGTATTGGTCTACATTGTGATAATTATGTAATTGAATAAAATCTTTATCACCAGACAAAATAAGAATTTTTTCTCCAGTATTAAATCCTTCAATACCATGATTAAATACTAATGTAGCAATAATATCGTCTGCTTCAGCAGTCTCGACATGCAAAACACGATATGGAAAAAAATCATTCAATTCTTGTCTGATCTTATTCAGACATTCAAAAATCTCATTCCAATTTAGTTCTGATTCTTTTCTTGTCTTTTTTCTATTAGCTTTATAATAGGGGAAAATATCCTTGCGCCAACAATTTTTATGATCACAAGCAATAACAAGTTCACCATACTCATTTGAGAACTTGTTTTTCAAAGACCTGATAGAATTGAGGACCATATGACGAACCATATTTTCCTCAACCTTTGCATTCGTATGATTTCCAATCTGTGCCATTAAATTGGCAATCATAACTTGATTTAAATCAAGAATAATAATGTTACTTCTCCATCATATTAATTTTCAGATTCAACTTCATCTTTTTTGTCAACAAGTTCTAATTCTATCTTATCTACGATAGAAAGTAAACCGTCTTCTTCTATTTTAAACAGATTTTGTGAAAGTTTTTGAAAAGGATGATCTAAACCATAGTATTTACATAGAATAGCTCTGATTGCCTCTACAAGAAATGCGCTTTCTTTTAAAGATTCATCACTATCGTCATCCTCAAAAATATCAAACCCTGCCAAACTGATATGTTGAAAAAGAATTGGAGCAACTAAAGATACCGTCTCTTGAATATGTGTATATTTAAAAGTATCTAAATTATCTTTGATGTCTTGCTCAGTAGGTGATACTCTACCACCTACTTTTTCTCTTGGGAAAATTATTACGTTGTCCGACATTTTTCTCCTTTATCGGTAATACCGATATACTATTTATATCAAGGAGTTCTGTAAACAAATGAAGGTGTTGGTAATTCCCTTGGTTCATTCACTAAACTCTTAAGTAGTGACTCCCACTGATTCTTTAACATATTCCAATTATAAAATACATCCATATATGACTTCTGCGTTAGAAGTTTATTCTTGTATTCTTCTTCTGGTAATGACTTGATATTATCAATAACATCCTTAAGAATTGAATAAAACAATGATGCATGTGTCTGAACATCTTCATTCCACTGATACATATATGTCCAATTAGAAGCAGTCTCGTATAATGCCCCATAATTTGGATGAACACAAATGTTTCCTGCGCTCATCGCTTCCATTAGACATAGACATGATGTCTCCTGCCAAATAGATGGATATGCGAAAATATGAGAATTCTGATATGCTTTTCTTACTTCTTCATTAGATACAGAACCATAATAATTGATCTTTGGATGGTCCTCAAGAAGTTTAAACAATTCTTGATATGGTGTATCTCTTTCACCCCAACCATACAACTTAAACGAAGAATATACATCTAGTTCGATGTCATCTCTTTCCTTCGAAAGACGATCAAATACAGCGTATAAAATATTCAAACCTCTATGTGGTGTTGAAGTATAGATCATTTTAATCTTATCACGTGGCTTGTCAATCAATTCAATTGGTTCTACACCATTATGAATAACAACACATTTTGACCATGGAATATTATATCTTTCAATATAACCACGCATCTGCCAATGAGATGAAAAAATTAACTTATTAAACTTTTCCCAACCACCATTAGCTAAATGTTCTGATGCTGGATCACCAGCCAAATCTTGTAGCCATAGAAGTCTTACATGCTTATCCGATAATTCTTCTGTTACTCGTGAAACAAAAATCTGAAAATTTTCTAACAAATCCTTGTCAACAGAATTCATTAACTTATACTTCATAATTTCAGTACCACCCATGGCATTCTTTGCCATATCATCAACTGCAAAAGGCATTATATTTTCTCCTTACTTCAACCAAATTGGGTTATCAAAATACCACTTAGCCACTCTTGGAATATTATCAGAAACATTATACTTCTCACTCCATCCCAAACTACGTAGATAGTCACCGGAAATTAAATATTTAAAATCATGTCCTGGTCTATCAATATTAGGATCAATAAGATCATATTCAAGTGGAACCCCTGTTCCCTGACTAATTAATTTAGCAACATATAAATTATCTAAACTATCAGTAGCAGCAATATTAAACTTCGGACACTTACCACCATAATGGGGGTACTCTGGTTTAACATCTTTTAGATTTAAAATGAATAGTAAAGCAGACGCAACATCCTTGGCATAAAGATACGATCTTCCACCAATATTACCTGTATGACTATCGTAATGAATTGTCAACCTTTCATTATTGATCATCTTCTTTAATGAAAGAGGAATATATTTTTCTGTGGCCTGTCTTTCACCATACACATTCATTGTGTGTGTAATATATAGAGGAATTTTATACGTGTTTTCAAAAGCTACACACATTTCCTCTGCTGCTGCTTTTGAAGCAGAATAAGGATTTGTAGCATTGTATCTATCATATTCAGTAAAATATGTAGCATCATCGATAGCAGGACCAAATACTTCATCTGTAGAAAAGTAGATAAATCTAATTAAATTAGGAACAGTTTTAGCATACTCTAAAAGATTTACTGTACCAATAACATTACTCTCTACAAATTCCATAGGATTGACAATAGAACGAGTAACATGAGATGCTGCTGCCAAATGAAGAATTATATCAACGTTTCCAATCATTTTGGAAACTTGTTCGTTGATTGGTGCTTTCAAATCATGAAAGACAGAACGGACTCTTTTCTTATCTGGTCTGTCTTTCATGATGTCGCTAAGTCTATTAAGATTGCCAGAAAAATCTAATCTATCTAAACTTATAACATTCCAATCTGTATTATCTAATATATATTCAATAACATGATGCCCGATAAATCCGGCACCACCAGTCACTAAAACATTCATATGTTCACCTTTATGCTTGTCTTGTTAGATATGTTTTCTTTACAGAAGATGCTTTGAAATAGGTTTTTACTAGATTAACAACAACTTCAATATCATAAGGTTTACAAGAAAAAACATCAAGATATACTGCATCAGATTCATTCACGAAATGACCACAGATATTAGATGTTTCAATTAATTGTACCAAAGAATAACCGGCTTTATTACCTGAACCAAAATTAACAATTTGTGGTTCGCCGTAAGCAACCATATCAATATCTCTAACTAGTTGCTTAGTGAAATTATAAATTGTTTCATGACTTGTAATCGCTTCATGATCACAACCAGAACAATCCAAAGCTAAATGATATCCCCAATAATCAGACATTCTATTTAAACTCCTTATGATGAAATATAAGATAACATATTTATCTTATAATACATCGACAATTTGAACATACTCAACATCTGAAATATTGAATGTAAACCACCCGCCTTGTCCATTAACATTAAACGCTGCAATATTCTCTGGATTAGTATTATGATATTCTTCTACATCTTTTTGTTCAGCGATGTATGTTGATGGTAATAGCTGCTTCTTTAATGAAGCTCTGATAACATCACCAGAAACCATTCTAAGTTCAATAATATTGTTTTTTAAATCCTTTAAAAGGTCATCTCTTACGTATGTCATGTCTCACTCCACTAAAAATGTTTTACCAATGTTTTCTCGTTCTTCGAAAATTCTCTGTTCTAGCTGTTCATAACCACCAACAAACTCACCGTTTATAACAACAATAGGGTATGACTTAGCAAAAGGGAATCTACTGACAACTTCATCTCTCGTAAGATCAACATCAACCGTAAATGACGAATAATTCGCTTTTACAGAATTTAGAATTGTTTTAGCCTTTTCACAATGTGCACAACCGCTTTTAGTATAAATTTCAATCATTTAAACGTTCCTTCCAATATTCTTTGATATCTTCTATGTTAGATGGGTCATACCCGTTTACATACATGTCATACTGAACCATAAGTTCAAGATCACTGAATTGCATTATGTCCTCCTATTTTACGCTTGATTTTTAACTTTGTCAACACTGTTATAAATAGTATGTATACCACCCAAAAGGAGGGTTAAATGATTTTAAAGGTTATAAATAGACCTTCAAAAATCGAAATGAAACTTTTAAGAAAAGCTGCCCATTGGTATGCTGAAAAATTATTTTCTACAAGATTAAATAAAAATGTAACGATATATCTAAAATTCACTAAAAATCTTTTGAAAGAACAAAAGAGTTTAGGTTCTTGTATGTGGACAGAGTATAATGATAGACCAAAAGAATTTGAAATAGAATTAGATGCGGATTTGTCACAAAAAAACATTTTAAAAACCCTTGCTCATGAAATGGTACATGTTAAACAATATGCAACCGGTCAAATGAAAGATTATACTCGCAGTCATCATATTAAATGGGAAGGAAAACTTTTCGAAGATTCAGAATCCCACAATGATGATTATTGGTTTTATCCATGGGAAATAGAAGCCCATGGAATGGAAATTGGTTTATACGTCTTATTTAGAAAACACTTGAAAAAAGAAAAAGCAGCTAGAGAGAAAGATTCTCGTCTTGACTAGACTTTTCAAATTTATTTAATTTTTCTAAATAGCCTTTATTTCTTAATTCTTTGAACACTAAATTTTCTAGAGAATATTCACCACCTCTTTGGATTGCAGAACTTCTCATATCCTTTAATTTATTCTTGAATTGTTTTATATGAGAAACACTAACTTTATTTTTGATCATATGATCAATGACACTCATATAATGTTTAACTTTTTGTTTTAATACTGTATCATTACCCAAATTACATTTATTAAATTCTGGCTTCTGAATCCATTCGTCTGTTTTTAATGAATAAACACCTTGTCCTTTAGGAAATGATACTCTATAGTCTTGAGCATATGGTTCAACAGAATAACCGACGATTTTTACATCATGTGTCAATGACCATAAAGTTTTCTTATCTTGCAAATATTCATCTACTAGTTGTTTATCAGTGCCTATAGAAAGTCTATCAATTATTAAATGGACATCCAAATCTGACTTAGATGTATAATTAAAATTAGCATTACCACCAGTAAAAATGATGTCTCTGACTAGACTTTTTGGAATCTTAGAAAATTCACGCCATGTATCGATAAATTTTAACAAAGCCTGTTTGACTTCTGGTTTAATTTTTTCGTTTTCCCAAATTTTTGGGTTCAATACATCATGACATTCTAAAGATATTTTTATTTCTGTTAAATATTGTTTAAAATTTACCATTCTAAGCTCCCTTTGCCTAGAATATTTATACTTGTGAATAAATTAAACCTGTAACATATATGACAGTTATGACTGCCTGTAAAACTACCAGCGACCATTTTCTCCATACATATCCTAAAATTATCCAAGCGAAGTTTCCTATTATACATACCGCAACGTTCAAAGGATAAACATTATATGATGTCAATAGTGAACTTATTATTACAAGACCTGTAGCCAACCATTCAAATATCAAAATAAACATTAGATACTCCAAAAAAAGAGGGTGGCTTTCACCACCCTCTACTATTTATCTCTGAATGTGCATGTGATTAAAATGACCAGCAACTTTCCAGAGAACAGTATATCCTGCTGCTCTTGCAGATGCCGCAAGGCGGTCAAACTGTCCAGCATAGGATGATTTTGCCTCTACAACGCCACGACCGACATTAATGTCAATCGCACGTCCAGCATAATGTGCCCAACCATGATGAACATGATGAACACCACCGAAAGCTGGATGTTCGGATACTCTATAACCCATATTCTGCAACATATGTCCATATGATACTATAGATTTTGACATACCACCAGAATAATTTTTAGAGTAAGTGTGATAACGACCATATGAATGGCCATGGTTTGAGACATGTCTATAATGAGGCTTATATAATGGAACAGCAGAAAAACTGTGACCAAAACCACCTAAAATATCACCGATAGGATCATAAGACATGTCTTCATGCTTTGAATACTGAGTATTCTCGCTATAGCTACGTGCTCCTGCTATGTCGCAGAAAGCAAACATAGCAATTGCTGTAGAAACAGCTAAAATAATCTTCTTCATTTTACTTTCCTTTTTCTATATGCTACGAAGAAGTTTTCTTATTGTTTTTATATCTTAACGCACTAAACTATATCCTATGGACACCTATTGTGCCGTAGCATTGTTTTCAATACTATCATGCTAAGTTTATGATTATAAACGATAAAGTTTAAAAATAGGATTATCGTTTATGTTTTATACCACCTATAAAAAGGCGGTAATTCTATTTATATTTTATAGAATTTGGTCGTCGTGCCGGGGATCGAACCCAGATCGGACGCTTATAAGGCGTCTGCTCTAACCAATTGAGCTACACGACATAAACTTGGTGCCCCCGGTCAGATTCGAACTGACACTGTAGCGATTTTAAGTCGCCTTTCTCTACCTGTTGGAATACGGGGGCGTTAAGCTAGTAACCTATCTGCTGCAATAGAAGCAGCAAATGCTTTTGGCTTTACAAAAGGAACTACATTACACATACCTTTAATATAACCAACAGCCTCTGAAATAACACATGAAGAACCATACTTTAAATCTGGGTTGATGTCAAGATGTATCTCTACATGCCGTTCGTTTATAGATTCTTCAAGATTTATATACATATTCGCTGTTTTCATAACTTCTGTCATCAAACGCATACGAGGTTTATCTTTTTTCTGATCAAAATCCTTTTCAACTTCAAGAAACCCAAAAATTTTACATCCTCTACAACCATCATAATGAACAACAACTACTGTCGCATACTCCGCATACCAAATACCGTTTTTTAGAAATCTAGCAGAGTCTGAACCAATGTAAATTTTAGTAGTATCAGATGTATTTTCAATATACCTTTTTACTTGATCCAGACTCGCTATTGTCATTATAGACCTAGAACGCCCAGACCAACAAGACCACGCTTTTCACTTGGTCCGATATCAATCTGAATATCACCTTCATCATTATCAACATCAACGTCTGCTCCTGGTGGAGCAGTTACAACCATACCATGTGGTGTTACCTGAACAGCAGGAGCTAGAACACCCTTACTCTTTGTTGGGCCAGGAACTGCAACAGTCTTACCATTATGAGTTTCATCATGAGTATGTAGAGCAAAAGCTGATCCAGTTAGACCAAACACAATAACAGTAGTTAGAAAAAACTTATTCATTCATTCACCTTTCTTATATATTACTGCCCCTCACGTCTTGGAACGAATGTTGCCTAGCATTGCGACACTCTATAAAAGCTGTGTATCTAGATCAAACTAAAATCACCTACGCTTACGGCCCTTCAAACGACGAGCCTTACGCTTCTGACTGCCGACTTTACGGCGACCTTTACGTGGTCGATTCTTGTGTGGCCATGCCATTATTCAATCCCTTCTTTTGTAAAAGCCAAAGAGTCTTACCTTCATTTTTACCAAGTTGATTCTGTAACTTAATAAGCATCTTACGCATTTTTTTATTAGGTTTCATCATATACCTCAGATTATTGGGTTGAAGAGATAATACACCACTACACATAATGGTGTCAATGCCATTAACCAAATAATAAAATTTGAAATAAACTGGTTAATCATAATATTTTACCATCCTGTTTTAAAGATGTCAAGTGAGATTTACTGACACGTAACAACATATATTCATTATAATATTCATCAAGCAACAAAGCATTTCTTTCAAATTGCTCTTTAGCTTCAAAATACGAACACTCACCTTTGGTTCTACAAAGCCTAATAATTTCTCTTTTAAAGTTTCCTTTACCTAAAGATTCAACATCTTCATTTAAATTTTTATTAGAACCAAAATATTCTTTCCAATCACTTTCAACTTTTACACGTTTTTTCTTTTTCTTAACCTGTTTAGTTTTTGTGAAATGAAAAATCTTTTTACCAATATACTTTTTATTATTAGTTAGGTTTGTTATTAGATAAACAAAACCTACATATTCGCCAATATCTTCAAATGGTTCATTATTATAATACCACATCCGAAACTCCTTTGTTTCGGAATATTTATATTAACAACCCGACTCTTCATCGAACCATTCTTCAGTTTCATCATGATAGCCTATAAGCTCACATATGTCAATAACAAATTTACCAAAAGTTTCACGATCCAAATCTTCTATGCTATCTTCATCAAGAAGTTTATTTTCTTTAATAAATTCTCTACAAATATCATAAAGTTCTGTATCAATTTTCATTTTTACCTCTTATTATTATTCGTTTAAAAGTTGTTTACCTGTTGTTGAATTAGTTGTATAACACGAAACGCTTGATGGACATTGTGGGTTACTGCAAACATATCCCATAGGCATAAGTCTACCAAGAGAATCTGTAAATTTCATTCCACAAATTTTACAATATTCATTAGTTGAAATAGGCACATTTGGTATAGGTGTTGGTGAAAATGGATTTGGTTTATTATTATATAATTCTTTCTTGGCTTTCTCAAAACCATCTTCAAACCCGTCTTTATAACCACTTCTATAATCTTCATTTGTCATAGACTGAAACCCTTGAATGTATCGTTGTTAACATCTTTTTTTACACCACCAACTACATAACTTGTAATTTCTGTTTCCTGTGGTGCTACTTGAACTTCACTACCAGAAATCCATTTCTGTGTCCATGGTAATGGATTGGAACCACCCTTGTATGGTGAATTTAAACCAACAGCGGTCATTCTTTTATTAGCAATCCATTCTATATAGTCATTCAATAATGTCTCATTTAGACCTATCATTGATCCGTCTTTGAACAAATAATTTGCCCATTTCTTTTCTTGTTCTACTGCATTTACAAACATTTGAGTACATTCGTCTTTTGTAAATTCTCTAATATCAACGAAATCACTATCATCAGAAGGTAAAACCTTTAACAATTGTTGAGTACCAGCAAGATGTAAATTCTCATCCCGTGCAATCAACTTAATAATCTTTGCATTACCTTCCATTTTCTTCAATTCGGCAAATGCCCAAGAACATGCAAAAGATACATAAAAGCGAATACCTTCAAGAATATTCACTGACATAAGCGCCATATATAACGTCTTCTTATGTTGATAAGAAACGTTATTAGATAGTTGATTATTCATTTCTAAAAGATCATCATAATATTTGCTAATATCTTTAGCACAATCGACAATCTCTTTAATATCAAGCATTTCATCAAAAATCTTTGATGGGTCAGGATATATATTCCTGATAATATGAGTATATGAACGTGAATGAATTGTCTCAGAAAATGTCCATGTCTGAATCCATGTTTCTAATTCAGGCAAAGAACAAATAGGTCCAAATGCAATTGTTGGCGCACGACCTTGTACAGAATCAAGAAGAATCTGTCTTTTCAAATTAGAAGTAAAAATATGCTTCTCATGATCTGTTAAATTTTTAAAATCTTTAGAATCCCTGAAAATATCCACTTCTTCAGGTCTCCAGAAAAATCCCAACTGTTTATCAGTCAATTTTTCTAAAAATGCATACTTTTGCTTATCATACCTTGCAATAGTCACTGGAGAATCAAAAAAAGCTTTTCTATTAGTATGATCTGTTTTATCTTCTGTATTAAAAACGTTCATTCTTTGCCCTTTGTTGTTTCTTTTACAATATAAATAATTTAACACATTTTGTCAAGTAGGTATTAGAATGGCAGCACCAAACACTAAAGAATTAGCACAATGTCTAGCTTTTGCATATTTTGCCGAAAATCCTTCATATAATAAAAATATTAAATCTCAAAACATAGAACTGCTTTCAGATGGAAGCCCCAATAAACATGCCATAGATTTCTTTTCATTATTTTCTGGAAGAGTAAACGTATCTAATCTGAAATCAAAATATTTATCATCAAATTTCCCAATAGATATTGTTAAAAAAGATTTCGAGGTAAAAAAACTCCCAAAAACTGAAAAATTATCTTATCATACGACTGCTAAAAAAGTATATATGGTAGCTAAAAAGTGTATGGAAAATAATTTATTTTCATCAAGCAATATATCATCTTATCAGTTTTTAGATCAAAATGATCCTTTTGTTTTATTATTAAAAGACAAACTATTAGACAAAATTATCAAAACTTTTCATTTACCATATAAAGTAGACGTTCTATCATCAGTAGACATAATAGTTGTAAACAAATTAAAAAAACAAACAATAAGATTAGAAGCGGAAAAATTATTAAAAAATGAAACCATTCTTATAGACGAATATTATAATTTAATTTCTAAATATATGAAAAGTAAAGATTTATTTCCTATATCATTAAAATTACCAGAGTCAATAAGCGGTAACATTCATATAAGACAAATACAACATAATGTAAAAAGTTCCGATATCGATATAGACCCATATATAAAATTTTTAGACGGTATATTAGATAACCCATCTAAAACTGTAGATCATGTAGAAAAATTAATAAAAATAAACTTTGAAAAATTTTCTACTGGTGAACGCTTGAATTGGGAGTTTCCTGTATCTTTTAATTATTCTAACATATTAGACCCTTCCACAAAAAAACCTTTAGCAAATTATAATTTAAACTTTAATCTATTCGCACAAGGTTATGGCGCTGGCTGGAATGGTCAATTCGATAAATCATCAAAAACATATCAAGGAACACAATGGGTTGGTGGTATATCAATATCAACATTTGAAAATTTTGCAAAAACATATTCAGGCTATTCAATTTTCACAAATGAAATAGTTCAAATAAGAAAAAAAATATTCGAAGATATGTTTAGAGAGATAACAAAAACTTCTAATATAATTCAAACACTTTTCATGACAAAATATAATGATGTGTTATCTCTTTTAAGTGAAAACAAAATTCTATATAACAAAAGAGACCTTTCAAGAATAGACACTTTCTTCGATAGTTTAGAAAAAGAAATAGGTAGCGGTTCTAATTATAAAATTATATTCTATAAAAAATTTATAGAAGAAGTAATTTCAAAAATAAATAGACAATTTAAAACAAACACAAAAGATATGAAAAAATTAAAAGCTCATTTTGTACATGCTCAAATTTCATATTTTCTATTTCATGGTGGTCAAAATTTTGAATTATTTTTTAAGAAAAGATTGTTTTTAACTATTTTCGGTATAATAACTAAAAAATCTCATACAGCTTTTAGAGTTGATGATTACTCATCTATGAAAGTTGTAGTAAAAGATATAATAAAATTACAAACCGAAAAAGAAGGTCAAAAAATGGCACAATCTTTTAAAACATTACCTCACTTTATAATTAGTTGAATTCGCTTAACTTTTCTCTTCCTAAAGTTATGTTTTTTTGCATTCTTATAAACTTGTTATCCCATGTCCAAGATTCGCCTGTTTCGTCTTGAAAACATACCCACTGAAGGTTATGCTCAACACCATAATCAATAAGAAAATGTGCATAAGCATAACCTTTAGGGGTAATAACAGGTAATGGTGGGTCTATCCTAGTTATCATTAAATTTTACAAGAGTCACAGTCTTCTTCTGTCTTAACATCTATCTCTCCTGCTCCATCATAAGTATTAAAATAATATAGTGTCTTACCACCATACTTATAATGCATTAAAAGGTCCTGTAACATGACACTCATAGGAATCTTTTCTTCCTCAAAATGTTTAGGGTTATATGAAGTATTAACAGAAATACATTGGTCGATGAACTTCTGTAAAACTGCACAAATCTTCAAATACCCAGTTGGTGATTTCTGATCCCAAAGAAGATCATATTTATTTTTTAATTTACGAACCTCTGGAACTACTTGTTTTAAAACACCATCTTTACTTTGTTTTACAGAAACTAATGATCTTGGTGGTTCAATACCATTTGTAGCATTACTTATCTGTGCAGACGTTTCTGATGGCATTAGCGCCATAACTGTAGAATTCCTAATACCAACTTTTTTAGCTCTATCACCTAAAGCTTTCCAATCATATCTATACGTTGGTTTTACCAGTTCGTCAACACTTTCTTTATATGTATCTACTGGCATAATACCTTTTCCATATTTTGTCTCATTGGATTTAGGACATGCGCCTTTTTCTTCAGCTAAATCTACAGATGCCTTAATCAAGTAATATGACCATGCCTCCGCAAAATCATGAAGTTTATTTAAACCATCATGATCTATATTTTGATACGTTAAATCATTTTTAGCTAACCAATATGCTAAATTAATAATACCAACACCTAAAGGTCTACGAGCCATAGTAGAATTTTTAGCTGCTAATACAGGATAATCTTGATAATCAAGAAGTTCATCTAATGCACGAATAATCAAGTTACATGACTTCTCAAAATCGGAAGGATCACGTACCTTACCCCAATTAATAGCAGCTAATGTACACAAAGAAATTTCACCATCTGGATCATTAACATCATTCAATGGTTTTGTAGGTAATGAAATTTCAGCACAAAGATTCGATTGTCTAATAGGTGCAACATTACTATCAAATGCGCCATGCTCATTTACATGGTCAACATTCATTAGATAGATACGACCCGTATCCTTTCTCTCTTGCATAAAAGAAGAAAACAAATCTATAGCAGATAAAGTCTTCTTTCTAATTTTAGTCGAACGTTCATATTTTTCATAAAGTTCTCTAAATTTATCTACATCAACAAAAAAAGCATCATAAAGATCAGGAACATCATTTGGGTTAAACAAAGTAATATTACCTCCAGACAATAGTCTTTCATACATCACTTTATTGAATTGTACACCATAATCCATATGTCTAATACGGTTATCCTCTGTACCTTTATTGTTCTTTAAAACTAAAAGGTCTTCAACTTCTAAATGCCAAATAGGATAATACAATGTCGCAGCACCACCACGAACACCACCTTGTGAACACGATTTTACTGCCGATTGAAATAATTTATAGAACGGAATAACTCCCGTATGTGTAGTGTCACCATTACGTATAGCAGAACCAATAGCACGAATCCTACCAGCACCAACGCCAATGCCCGCCTTTTGAGATACATATTTAACAATCGAAGACGTAGTAGCATTAATTGAATCTAAAGAATCGTCTGTTTCGATAAGAACACAAGATGAAAATTGTTTCTGTGGAGAACGTAGACCTGCCATAATAGGTGTAGGAAGAGAAATTTCAAAATTACTAATAGCATCATAAAAATCCCTAACCCATTGAAGCCTTGTTTGTTTTGGATAATTACGAAACAATACCATAGAAATTAACATATATGCCATTTGTGGTGTTTCGTAAATCTGACCAGATACACGATTTTTAATTAAATACTTACCACGGAATTGTTCCATACCAACATAAGCAATATTAAAATCACGATCATGATCAATATATCCATTAAGAATATTTATTTCGGCATCATTATACCATTCACGAATATCAGAATCATAATAACCTTTATTTACCACATTTACAATATGTTCATTTAAATTAGGAATTACATGACCACCATAAACTTCTTTACGAATATGGTAATTAATAAGTCGCCCTGCCACATACTGATACCCTGGTGCTTCTTCTGAAATTAATTCAGCAGCAGCCTTAATTAAGGTTTCTTGTACATCATATGTTTTGATACCATTATAGAATTGAATATGTGATTTGATTTCAATTTCAGATTCTGAAACACCATTAATTCCTTCACAAGCACACTCTACAACCCTATGGAATTTATTCAAATCTAATGGCTCTTTTACTCCATTTCTTTTAGTTACTAAAATCATTCTTTATCCCTCTTGTAAATAAAACTTTTCTTCTGTTCTGGCGTCCATAACTTCAAATAACCATTCAACTCATCGAACAACTTTATATATTCTTCCTCTGTAATCTCTCTATGAGAAAAGATATCTTCGCTAATATGTTTTTGCGAAAATTCATCTAAACCTTTTTCCATCGATGTAACATCATCAAGTGCATACTCATTCGGTTCATCATCATTTAGTTCGACTGCATAAACATGACGAAACATGGAAACGGTTTCAACTAATACAATTTTAGGCATCTTTCACCTCAATAAGTAAATATCTCTTACAATTAAAATTATCATATATTGGATAGGCATACCATCCTGCTTGTAGATCAAGTAGCCATGACTGTGGTTTTTTGAAATTAACTGGTACATTAGAATAAAGTGTTACATGCTTATGTATATTTGATATACCACCAGCAAGTTTATAACTCATGACCAGAACTTCCACCAAGGTTTATTATTATTTCTATCTGATAGTTCACCCGCTTCTTCGGATGCTTTTTCCAAGGCTTCTGAAATATGTTTTCTCCAAATATTTTTTAACTCTTCGTTTGTGGTAGAGTCCCACCAATCGTGAAGACTTCTACACACAGTTTCAACATATCTTTTTGAGTATATCATGACCACCACTTCCACCACCAATCTCTTGGTTGCTTCTCTAAAGTTTCTTTGATTTCCTGTTCGAACCAGTAATCACTCAACGATGGAAACC